ACATTTTCACATAACAATTTTAAATTGTTCATATGGTCTTCACTAGGGTTGTTATTAATTCCTTTTCTCTCGGCTGTTTGTGAGGCAACCATCTCTTTTAGAGAAAAATTATTGCTTAGTTTCATTTAACTTATCCTTTGCTTGTAACTTTAACTTTTTAAGAGTACGAACATCTGTCCAAGTGTTATTAGTTCTGTCTTCATTTCTTACTTGTTCAGCAACGTTGACTTTCTTTTTTAACTCTTTATGATATTCTTTGTAGTTCATATTAACCTCTCGTTAGTTTTAGTAACTTTTCTATTTGTGCCTTAATGATTGGACCTCTATTTGGCCAATGAATATAAGGCTCATCACTTTTTTGTAAATTATACAAAAATGGTAATACAACTTTCTCTATATCTTTAAATCTTTTTACTGTATCAGCATTTTGTACTTCTTTTGTAATAGTTTCTTTTTCAGCAACTATTTGCATTACTTCATTCATCATAGATTTAATAGATTGTACGTCATTCTTTACTTTAGAGATTTCTAAATTAGTTTGTTGTCCTAAATTTTCTATATCTTTTTTAGCGATTGAGGGTTCTGTTGTTGTCTTTGGAGCTGTAGATACGGCTGTAATACCGAAGTCTTCTTCCAAATCAAAACCTCGCATGTAATCTGGTATATCTTTTGCCATTATTTTTTACCTGCTATTCTTCTTTTGTTTTTTGCGACTGCTTGTTCAGTTTTAATTTGTTTTATAGACTTCTTTGTAGTCTGTCTGGCAAGTTCACTTTGTGGGTGCGCTTCACCAATTTTAGATAATACTTCTTTAAAGCCACTATCTGTTTTTGTTGTTCTATTTCCAACACTCGCTACTATATTTATTCCTTTTATAACCTGCTTAATGTGTTTGTTTTTCTTTAAGTACGATTCCATCTCAGCAATAGACATCATATCATCAAATTCTTTTTTAGTTCTTTTATTATAAAATGTATATGATGGCATTAGTATGAATTGTAAACCACGAACACAAGCGCCATAATAAAACAGATAATCAATATGTGATTACCTAAATTCCATGCACTCTTTCCCACTGTGTGAGGATTCTTCGGGTCTATTATATTTTTCATTATAACTTTAATAATGATTCTAGTTTATCTTCAGCTGATGCTAGATGATCTAATTTCTTTTCTGCTGTTACAACATAGTCTATATGTTCAGCAACACCAATAGGTTTATCTAAAAAAGTTCTTAAATCTGCTTTTGCAACTTCTATATCACCTTCTAGTTTTTTTATCAATGCTTCTTTAATCATTTTCTTCCTCTAGTTTTCTTATTATTTGTTCTTCTTTAAATCCTTCCATTAACATTTCACTTGTGGTCTTTTCTTTTTCTCTTAAACCGTCCCACAATAGTTTCTTTTCGTCAAATGTAAAAGGTCGTATCATATTTAGTCCTTCTTGTCGTCTCTCTTTTGTTTGTCTTTTAGATTCTTCTAAAGACAACTTTTCCATTTCTTCATAGTCCATTTTGTAATGCCTCTTTCCACCACTGTGGAACAACTGATGGTGACTTCCATGTCGCAAATCTTTGTTTCTTCATTACATAATATTTACGATAACTACCTACGACATCACCAGGTATCTTACATTCATCTGGCATTGCTGGAGTTGCATCTGTACCTATCTTATTAAAGTGTGCGTTCTTTGGTGGGTGTTTTAATACTTCACTTAACTTTTGAATTGTTAAGTGTTGTTTACCATATCTTTTTGTATATTCTAAACCAAGTGCCATCATATGATTATATAACCACATATAATTATAAGCACTATCCATAACCCAAACGCAACTAGGGTGTTTCAACCAACCAGCGCCATATAACACAGCGTCCATATTAGAGTTAGGGTGTTTGTATGTAGTTCTCTTTCTACCTGTAGCAGATTTACCCACAACCATTTCGCCGTCTTGTACTCTATGAGCAGTACATAACATTTGTGCTGATTCTAGTATCATCTTAACAACGTGTTTGTCGCAAGAATATTTAGCTGCCTTTACAGGGTCTTTGTCTAGGTAAAATATATTCATTAGTGTACCAACTTTCTCATTACATAATCCATTAATTTATATTCGTTTGCCAAGTCAATCATCTTTTTATACCACAATGCTTTGAAGTCATCATTTTGCGCAGTGGCACAAGCTTTTGCTAGTAAATTTAACTTTCTTATTTCAGGTGGTATATGTGTTTTTATATCTTCTATTGTCATCATTATAATATACCACATTTTAGGGTGGTTGTCAACCCTCTAATTACCAAGATTAGTTCCATTAGTAATTATCGTTCTAAACAAAGAGAATTTAGGGTCTTTCCAATCAACTTTTTTCTCACAATTATGAGGCGATATACAAGTTGTTTTCATACAACCTGATAGAATCAATGTTAAAAATATGATACTAATTACTCTTATCATTCCAGTCATAAATTTGGTCCAATTTTACTTTGATTTCGTCTGGTGACATATCTTTAAAATCACCTATTTGTGCCACCATTTTTTTATAGTCTCTGCTCTTTGCTTTAAATCTATCTGCTTTTTGTTTAGTTCGTTCTAATTGTTTTTCTAAACTAGCTTTCTGTTCACTCTTTACAATTGCTCTCTTTTGTCGCCATTGATTTAAAGATATATTGGCAGCAATCAATAGTAATACTGCTAGAGGGTCAAATACAAATATCAATATCAATATAACTATTCTAACAGCTTTATCAAAATTATCTTTTGCGTTCTCGCCATATATAAGTTCTGCCACATATTTGATAGGGCCTACTTCTGCCTCTATTTTATCCTGTGTAAGTTCTATATCTGATTTTTTTAAAGTTAATTTAGCGATCTCGTCACTTGCATCGTTTATCGCAGTAGTTAATTCTTTACGTTCTTCTTCTTGTTTTTTACGTTCTTTTAAACCTCTAGTTACATATTCTTTTTGTATGTAAACTTCCAAAGCTTTATCTAATAAACTTAATTGTTTTTCTGCTCTATCTATAATTAGGTTTTGTTGATTAATTTGTTTAACTAATAGTTCTATTTTTATATTGTTACTTGATTGTGGTTTAACTTGATCTAGGTGTGCCTTTGATAAGAAACCAAAGATACCCATAGACGTTATGAATATTAATATTATGATTGCTGTAAAAAGGTATGCTTTTAATAATCTAGGTATACTACTGCGCCAGTTATGATACAGCCAACTAGCGGCAACTAACTTACCAACTTCTAATGCTGAACCCATTGCAATGATAGCCATAGCAGAACCGGCAAACAATGTTGCTAGTCCTATGATTGAATATCCAGCAGCAATCACAGATATACTAATAGCCGATAGAAAAGTTAGCAATGTTAAAAACATAGTTATATTTAGTTGATTGTTTTATCCGAAGCGTAGGTATCTTCTAGTTTTCTAATCTTCTTTATTATTCTAATAACTCTTTGGTCATAATCAGTTGTTGTAGAAAACTTATCTAAAGTTTTAATTAGTTTTATAGGATCTTGCGTTTTTTCCCTCAACGCTCTAAACTCTTTGTATGCTGGGTGTTCATTTAATAATCTCACATACTCTACTACACTAGCACATTTACTTGGAAAAACTCTTACGCCCCAACCTGGCCATTCTGTAATACCTTGTGGAAGTAAGTGTGGACTATCTTTTTTAAATACTCTAATACCAAATAAGTTTTTTGCTTCTTTAGCGAATCTACTTGACCCCCAACCAGATTCTAATGCCGCTTGACCTATAATCATTTCAAAAGGCACTCTCTTACTATGTGGTAAAGTAAAGTTTATATAGTCAATACATCTATGCATTGCTCTAACAAATTGAACATCATTAGTATATTCCATACTAGGTTCTACTAATTCCATTTTTTTTACTTTTACAAGATAATCATTTTCTGCCACTTTAAATATTTTTTTTTCAGCAAACTCATTAGGATTAAATGTACCATAACCATACGCTGCTACAATGATAGCACCACACGCAAAACTTACTTTAGTCCAATACCAAGATATATTTACTATTTTTTTCCAATCAATATTCTTCACTTTTTTACTCCTATGTATTCGTAACCTGACCATTCTACACCATCCGCATCTGTAAATGATGGTACTTTCTTTTGAAACATATGAACATCTTTCTTAAACTTGTCCATAACTGCAAAGATTTTATCTGCTTGTTTTTCTGTATAATTGTCAAGTACATCTTTTTGGAAATTACCAAGGTAGTACACTTTTTTTGTGCCACTTGGATTACTAGGTTTTATTAATTGTTCTAATAAAAATCTTGCCTCGCCTATTCTTGCTCGTAAATATGGGTCTAACTCTTTACCACTTCTCACACCACTCATTATATATCTCTCTTTCTATAAGTCTAAACCTATTCTATTCAACTTTGGCCTAAAACTATAAAACAGTTTATTATGATTACCAGTATCACCTACATTGGCCATTTGATATAGATGTACCATTTCGTGTCCTAATGTGTCCACAAACTCTTTTTTGTTTCTATATGTGGGTTGCATCTCTAAATGAAATTGTTGAGAGCCTTTTCTTTTCCATTCCCACACAGTGACTTGACCATAACAATATTTTTTAGTCTCGTCTTTATAAATCTTTTTAATTTTTATGTCGTTAAACGGCGCCAGTAAATCTTTAAATACTGCCTTATTAATCATATTAAAATACTTTTTAATGTCTTTGTAAGTAGTTCTATATTTTCTATTACTCACCAAATCTCTCTTTAGTATTTTTTTGACTGCTGATCTTTTTGTTTTTGTTTTCCCCATAAACCGTTCTCTCTTCCGTATTCGTATAACATCATTACCAAGCCTGAGCCAATAATAACCTTTAGTTCTAAAGGCCATGTTAAGATTTCTTCTATCATTGACAATCCTTATCTTTGATTTTAGAATCTTTTAACAATAAACACTTATGCGTTTTGTCAAGTTCAAGTCTTAATTCTGCCATTACACCTTCCATGATATAGGGTAAGTGTGATTGTAAAATAGAAACCATTTGTAAAGCAAATTGGTGTCCTAACTTACTCATTTCTGCCTCAAGCAATTTATTATGGTCAATGTCTTTATTATTTGTGATGACATGCCCTATTACTGCTTTTGTGTAGTCGTCTGCCTTAACGCTATTAGAAAAAGCGTTTAAACCAAACCACAGTATCGCTAAAAATATAATCAATTTTTTCATTATATAATCCTCTCTTTCATATTTATATAATACACCAAAATCAGGTGTTTGTCAATAGGTAATTTGGTAATAAAATCGTTGTTTTTTGAGGGGAACAAAGGGTGAACATCAAATGTCGCACCCTTTGATTCGTGTATTTTTATGGTTTTACAAAGTCGGCGTTCCAGCCAAATGCTTCTTTTACCATTTCACTAGTTAGACCTTTATATGTCTTATTAAGTGTTTTGTTTTTCATGTCTATTAAGACTTTAGCTTCATCAGCATGTAATCCTTCTAGCATTTGTATAAACAAAGTTTCTTTTCTTATTTTGTTTAGTTGTTCATTACCACCTTTAGCAAAGTTATATAGTCTCTTTGCCTCAATATCCAAATAAGTATGTTGCGTACCAGCTGGTGCCTCATTAGCAATGTAAGGAGGTATTCCAGGAGGTAAGTCCCATTC